AAGGCATTTGAAATCATTCTGATGAAGGATAATGATGTTCTGATTGATTTCATCAATAAGGTTAAGATGGAAACACGAAAACAAGATATTGTAGACATATCATTCCCTCGTAGTTTGAACAACCTCAACAAATACAAGGGATCATCTACACTGTATGAGAAGAGAACTCCTATCCAAGTTAGAGGAGCAATTCTATACAATCATCTTGTTAAAAAATTAAAGATTGCCAACAAGTATCCATACATTCAGGAAGGAGAAAAGATCAAGTTTGTATACTTGAAAACTCCTAACCCAATTCAAGAAAATGTGATATCATATTTTCAAACACTGCCTTCAGAGTTTAATGTACATAAGTACATTGACTTTGATATGCAGTTTTCCAAGAGCTTTCTGGAACCACTCATTTCTGTGCTAAATTCTATTGGCTGGGTTTCTGAAAGACGAGGAACACTAGAAGCATTTTTGTAAATTATTATTAGGAGTTAATCATGAGTTTCTTAAATAGTGTTATCAAAGAGTTAGATAACGAGTATGCAGGAATCGTCGAGGATGGAGTCGCCGCAGGAGATTGTGGGGGCTTTGTTGACACTGGGAGTTATATCTTTAATGCTCTCCTTAGTGGCAGTATTTTTGGGGGGCTACCTAACAACAAGATTACAGCTCTCGCTGGTGAGTCATCTACTGGAAAAACTTTCTTTGCTCTCTCAATCGTTAAATTCTTCCTTCAACAAAATCCTACTGGAGAAGTAATTTATTTTGAAACTGAGTCTGCAATTACCAAGGATATGATGACCAGCCGTGGCATTGATGCCAAGCGTGTTGGTCTGGTTCCAGTGTCTACAGTTCAGGAGTTTCGTACTCAATCAATTAAGGTTGTCGATGAGTACATGAAACTTAAAAAGGATGAGCGCCCACCCCTGATGTTTGTGCTAGACTCCCTGGGGATGCTTGCCACCACCAAGGAGATCGAGGATGCCTCTGCAGGCAAGGAGACCAGGGACATGACCCGTTCTCAGGTCATCAAGTCCGTGTTCCGAATCCTATCCCTCAAACTGGGCACTGCAGGCATTCCTATGATTGTCACAAATCACACCTATGATGTTATTGGATCCTATATGCCAACCAAAGAAATGGGTGGTGGATCTGGTCTTAAGTATGCTGCATCTACAATCATCTACCTATCCAAGTCAAAGGAGAAAGATGGAACAGAAGTAGTAGGTAACATTATCAAATGTAAAGCATTTAAGTCTAGGTTCACGAAAGAAAATTCACTGATTGAGACGAGGTTATTCTATGATGAACGTGGACTTGACAAGTACTATGGACTATTGGAACTGGGTGAGAAGTACGGAGTTTTCGTTAAGTCTGGTGGACGTTATGAAATTGATGGCGGCAAGCATTATGCTAAACAAATTCTTTCAGATCCTGAGAGGTTCTTCACCCCCCAAGTGATGGAAGCACTTGACGAATGTGCTAAAAAGGAGTATAGTTATGGTGCGGTGGAAACCTTTGATGGAGAAAGTGATTGATGGATAGTATTGAATCTAAAATTCTATCAAACTTAATTTATGATGAAAAGTATACACGAAAGGTAATTCCTTTCATTAAAGAAACATACTTTGAATCTCTTGTAGACAAAATTGTATTCCAGGAGATTCATAATTATGTTACCAAGTATGATGCAGTGCCCTCTAAGGCAGTTTTAAAAATTGAAATTGAAAACCGTAAGGACATCTCTGATGATGCATTCCAGAAATCAATTAACCTAGTTACTGATTTGAAGGAAGAAAAGTTTGATGAACAATGGTTACTAGATACTACCGAAAAATGGTGCAAGGATAGAGCCATTTATTTGGCTCTTCTTGACTCTGTTAAAATTGCAGATGGAAAGGATAAAACACGAAGTAAAGATTCTATTCCTTCGATCCTTTCCGACGCACTTTCCGTTTCTTTTGATGACCACATTGGTCATGACTATATTTCAGACTCTGATTCTCGATATGATTTCTACCACAAAAAAGAAGACAAAATCCCATTTGATCTCGATCTATTCAACAAAATTACCAAAGGTGGTCTCCCTAACAAGACTCTCAATATCGCTCTTGCTGGTACGGGTGTCGGCAAAAGTTTATTCATGTGCCACATGGCTAGCTCCATCCTCCTGCAAGGGAGCAATGTTCTCTACATTACACTTGAAATGGCAGAGGAAAGGATTGCTGAAAGAATTGATGCAAATCTCTTGAATGTCAATATTCAAGATATTACTAATTTGCCAAAGAGTACTTATGAGAGTAAGTTATTTAAGTTGTCTGAAAAGACACGAGGTAAATTAATCATTAAAGAATATCCGACTGCATCTGCACACGTAGGACATTTTAAATCACTTCTAAATGATCTTGCTCTGAAGAAAGGATTTCGGCCAGATATTATTTTTATTGATTATCTAAACATCTGTGCTTCATCTAGGTATAAAGGTTCACTTGTAAATTCATATACCTATGTTAAAGCAATTGCAGAAGAACTTCGTGGACTTGCTGTAGAATGTAATGTTCCAATTGTATCTGCAACACAAACGACTCGTCAAGGTTATGGTAACTCTGATGTAGAACTTACTGATACATCTGAAAGTTTTGGTCTTCCTGCTACTGCAGACTTTATGTTTGCACTCATCAGTACGGAAGAGCTTGAAAATCTTAATCAAATCATGATTAAGCAACTCAAGAATCGTTACAATGACCCCACCACCCACAAGAGATTCGTCGTGGGTATTGACAGAGCCAAGATGAAGCTGTATAATGTTGAGGACAGTGCTCAGAAAACTCTGATCAACTCAGGTCAAGATGATGAGCATGATTCCAAGTTTAAAAAATCACAACGCACATTTGAAGGATTCAAAGTATGACAAAGAAACTAATTAGCCTAGACGCATATCAAGAGTTTGTAGGTGATACTACTAGTATTGCATCTAGCAACCCAGAAGAGTTCGTTGCTCGGGTTAATGAACTTGAACGCAAGATGCCTGAAGACAACGTAAACGCTGTTGGTGTTGACTTGAACCGACTTTTAACTGCTGCGATTGGATTGACTGCAGAGGGCGGAGAATTCGCAGAAGTAGTTAAAAAGATTGCTTTCCAAGGCAAACCATACAATGAACAGTCTCGTATTCATATGATTAAAGAAATGGGAGACGTAATGTGGTATATTGCACAAGGCTGTATTGCTCTTGGTACTAGTATCGAAGAGGTTCTTGAGACCAACGTAGAAAAGTTAACTGCACGGTATCCAGAAGGTGTGTTCCGTGTATTCCATTCTGAAAATCGCAAAGAAGGAGACATCTGATGAGTGGAGTAAGTCTGAGCACTATACATTCTAGTCTGTTTGCAAATGGTAGTAAAGGTGTGAACGAATGCTTAGCTTTACTGGATTCAATGTCTATATTTGTTCAACCAGCAGACAAACCTAGATTTGATAATTATATCAATGCTACAAAAAGATTCTTGCCATTGTGCTCAGACTTCCTAGATGTTATTGCAAAAAATCATGATTTTTTTGTTTACACTTTGCTAGTAGATTATGTAAGATTTTATCCCAAGACAAAACAAAATTTAGCTAATCAAAAAGAACTAGTTTCTTCATTAATAAATTTTTATTTGATGAAGAGAAAGAAAAGTAAACTGCATTACAATCAAAACAAAGATCCAATTCTAAAATTTTTACAAGACAATTCTACTAATGTTTACAATTCAATTGTAGTAGCTACTAACATATTGAGGGCAAAAACGCTTATCAAACCTATGTAGTTACCTAAATAATAGATGTAGAACTTTTGTTTTTGATGAAAACTTTTAGACAATTTATAACAGAAGCCAGAACTCCTGCGGGCAAAGAGGCAGAGAAAAAAGGTCTTACCCATCTGGGTAAAGGCTATTACTCAAATGCCAAAGGAGAAATTGTCGCTAAAAGTGAAGGTGGCGGACAAAAATTAGTTTCTATATCTAAGTCAGATAAGAAAAAATTAAAAGATGGTGTCCCACTTATGGGTCCATCTTCACAAGCTGATGTTCAGAATGTTCCTCAGCCGCCTGCCACAAATCAAACCACTGCAGATCAACCTCCAGAAGAAATTCAACCTGGAGATGGTCCTGCAGTGGTTATTACTTTTGGCAGATTTAATCCTCCTTCACTTGGGCATGAAAATCTTATAAATGCAGTTCAAGAACAAGCAGAAGAGCTGGAAGCTGAATATAGAATTTATCCAAGTAGGACTTCTGATAGTAAGCAGAATCCATTAGATTTCAAATCAAAGTATAACATTCTCCAACATATATTCCCGGATCATGCTGAAAGTATTGTAAATGATCCAGAAAATGGAGATAACATTTATGATATTTTGACATCATTGCACGATGAGGGTTACCATCATGTAGTAATTATGTGTGGAGATGAGAATGTTCAAAAGTATGAAAAAATTGCACAGAAATACAATGGAACTGTGTATGACTTTTATGGAGTAGAAGTAGTTGGTGCTGGAATGTCTGATCCAGATACGGACAAAACTGAAGGAATTACTAGCTCAATGATGCGTAAAGCAGCACTTGAAAATGATTACGAAACCTTCAAACAAGGACTTCCTGGCAATGTTAGCAAAAAAGAGTGCCGTGCAATCTATTCACAAGTTCGTAAGTCTATGAGTCTCAAAGAAGATTTATGGAAAATATCTCCATCATTAGATATTGAAAATCTCCGAGAGCAATATTATCAAGGAAATATTTACAACTTAGGTGAAACAGTAATTGATTCTATTACTGGTATCTCTGGAAAAATTGTTACCAGAGGTTCTAATTATGTTATCTTTGTGGACGAACAAAAGAAAATTCATAGAACCTGGGTCAAAGATTTAAGTTATCACCCAGGACCATTGGAAATTGGTACGGATGATTATCGTGAATATCTGCAACGAATGCATCCTACCGAACCAGTTAAGTCATTTACTAAAGGTAGACGAAAAGATAAATAATAATAAATAGAACTCATTTCAAAGAAAGAATATGGATTTATCTATTGTATCTCAATTCATGTCTCTTACACCGGACATGATGTACAAAGCAACAAAGATGGTTGAGTCTGCTTCTGCATACTTTCCGGGTGATGTGAACTCTCAAGAAGATTATCTAAGAGAAAATTTAATTGATCAAACTCTTGAGTATGCTCTAACTCTTCTAGAAGACAAGAAAGTTAGAGATTACATGGGTGTTAATGTATACACCAATGGAAAAACATTTAGTGCTCCGACCCTAGCTCTTTATAATGTGGCTTCAATGCCAGAAATGAAGCAAAGAATCCAAGCAAAATTAAATGCTAAGAGTGGAGTTCGCAAGGAAGAAACTGAATTAGTTCAAGAGAAAAAAAGACCTAAACTAAAAGGTCGTAAGTTTAAGGGTAAGAATCCTTGGTGGAATTCTGATGGTGATGATACTCCATACGAGCCAGGTGATGATGTTAGAAAGACCAGAAAGGAAGCAGTAGATTATGTTGCTGAGCTTTGGAGAAATAGACAACTTCAAGAAGATGAAACTGTATATGAGGCAATGCGTCCCGGTCCCCGTCAAAGAAAACTGGCGGGTAAGCAGTATCAGACATATGGAGTAACTACAAGAGATAGAGCAAATGCTCATAATATTGCAGTTCGTGGTGATGGTCCTGGAACACCTGGGTATGAGAAGAAATCCACTGGCGGTAAAGGCCCAAGATATGCTGGGTATGGTGATCAGGGGGCGGGAAACAAAGCACGCCGTCGTTCTGGTTTAGAGCCACTCAGAGGCACCAGAGATCCTAGAAATGAAGAGTATGAATTGAATGAAATGCCATATCAAATTTATGGCCCAGCAAAACATGGTCCAAGTGATGGAGAGCCAGTTAAAATTGGCAAACCATATAAAAATAAAAAAAGAGCTAAATCTAGAGCAGATAGATTAGATCAAGAAATTGGTGGATATCGTCACAGCGTACATTACACCCCTGAAGAGTATGCTGTTGAAGCAAAGAACAAAGAAGGCAAAGAGCAAGGTGCTGATGGAAAAGCTTGCTGGAAAGGTTATAAGTATGCTGGTACCGAAAACGGTAAAGATAAGTGTGTGAAAATGGAAGATGTTGCAGAAATTGCAACAACATATTTTATGAATGAGGGACTCAATGAGTATGGTATTGATCTTCTAATCGAAGATATGGGTATTGATGATTTCTGTGATTTTGTTGATGAGATTTCATCTGAAGAGTTTCTTGTTGAATGGAGACGTGGAGCTGGTGGTACTAAAGTACGTGGCTCTGGAATGTCCAAGTCTGGCAAGTCAATTGGCTCACTAAAAGGTGGTGCTAAATCTGCAGCAATCCGTGCTTCTGCTGAGCATAAATCAAGAAAAGCTGCAAGAGATGCCGAATCATCAAAATCATCTGGAATGGCTGCT